ATCGTAATCATAATTATAGGAGCAATCTAAAAGAACATGTGGCAACTATTAGCAAAACCACTTCTTGGCGTCGTCGCTGATGGCGTCAAGGGTTTTGTCGAAACTAAAAAGGCAAAACAAGAATTAAAACTTACAACTATTAAAGCAACGCAGAAACTTAAAGAAGACCAGATTGCTGGTAAAGTTGCATGGGAGCAAAGCGCTGTTGATCAAATGAAGGGAAGCTGGAAAGATGAGGTAGCTCTCATTGTTTTATTACTTCCAGCCGTTTTAGTCTTCACGCCTTTACAAGAACATGTGCATCG